TAATGAGATGCCAATATTATTATCAAAAATCCTTTGTTCCCGGGACTGTTCCTGCCAATAATGCAGGTCTTGGCACTGGTGAAACTTATGGTGTTTTAGGTAGTACTCCTGCGGGTGGAACTACGGCTGTAAATTACGTGTTTAATCCACCCTTGCGCGCAAAGCCTGAAGTCTCTGGTCCTACTACAACAATTACACTTTACAACCCAACAGGTGGAACAGCCGGTCAGGTTTATAATTTATCAACTACAGGAACACTTTCAGCTTCTACTGTAACAAATTACTCAGCGCGTTCATTTTATGTAGTAGCTACTAGTGGTGGTGCTGTTGGGAATACAACTGCTGTGCATTGGTCGGCTGACGCTCGTTTGGGCGTAGTCTAGGAGAAATAAATGATTACAAGATATACAAGTAGTTTTGACGAAACGATTGCTTATACTGAGATTTGCTTTCAGGTTCATTTAACTGCAAATACGGTGACGGCCATAACAATTCCCGGGGCGCGCTCTGAGAAGTTTATATTGACTTTCGGGTGCTCAAGCAATTCCAGTATTTTTATGGGATATAATGTTGTTCCAACTTTGCCCGCTGCTGATACTGCAGACACACAGGATAAAGTTGAATTTGTGGTGCCTGGTTGGCAGCGTTATGCAATTGGTGAAGATGTCATATCTTTTATAACGGCTGATACGGTAGATTATTTAAGTGTTTCAGTACGAAGCATACCTAATTAAGGATTAATATGAGTATTACTAACTTAGTAAGAGATTATGGCGTCGATCCCGCAATCGTTAGGATGGCTACCACTGATAATTATGCCACCATTACAACACCTGGTTATCTCTCTGAAGATCCACAACTTGTTGCTATGCAGCGTATTAATGGCGGACCTTTTTTCTTTGTTCCTAGTGACGTAATACTCGCCAATTATTCTGATGGATTTAGCTTCTTTATATTAAATGACGCCCTAGATACTCTAACGCCTTTACAACCTGACTCAGGCATATTGCCTTTAGCAAATGGTGGTACAGGTGCTAGCTTAACTGCCATACCTAACAGTATATTTACTTTAGATAGTGGCGGTGATGCGGTTTTACTAACCAATCTACCCATAGCTCTTGGAGGAACTGGCGTAAGTTCAGTTACTACAACTCCAACCGCCAATGCGTTTGCGGGCTGGAATGTCAACCAACAGTTAGCTGCACATAATTTCCTAAGTGGCTATACAACCACAGCTACAAATGGCGGCACAACCACCTTAACTGCAGCTAGTAATTACTTCCAGTTTTTTACAGGAAGTAGCACTGAAACCGTTGTATTGCCTGTAACAAGTACTTTACAGCTTGGCCAAGGATTTTTTATTGTTAACCGCTCAAGTGGTGCTGTTACGGTTACTGCGAGTGATAGCAGCTCTATTCAAGTGATGGCAGCCAATACTAGAATGGAAGTAATTTGTATTTCTACATCTGTGACTTCTTCTGCAGGTTGGGATGCCACATATTTACCAACTTCTATAGTTCTTCCTATAACTGTTCCCTTTGGTGGAACAGGCAAGACTTCATTAACAGCCTATACGTTGCTAGCTGGAGGTACTACAACTACCGGGGCTATACAGCAAGTCTTGGCTGGAAGTGCTGGACAAGTATTGCAATCAGGTGGCGCCAGTGCTCTTCCCGCTTATAGCACTGCTACTTATCCAGCTACTACTACTGTGAGCCAACTACTTTATAGTAGCTCAAGTAATGTGGTTGCTGGCCTAGCTACGGCTAATAATGGCTTGCTTGTTACTTCTGCGTCTGGGGTTCCGTCTATTGGGAACTCTATATTAGCTGGATTTACCTTTGGCAATCCTGCGGCAGGTGCACAACAAGTTACAATACAGGGCTTAAATACATCTACTAGCCCTGCAACTGCTGCTGGATTTTCTGCAACTTATGCTTTAATGAATCAAGATACAACGGATGGCAATTATACCAATATAGTTAATTCAACATCTGTGAGCGCAAGAGCATTGCAATCAATTGCGTTCATTAATGACAGCCACACTAACGCTCAAGGCTCAATGCAGTTTCTAACTAGAAATAGTATTGGTGGCGGCCTTGTTAATGCAATGACCATATCAAATGCACAGATAGTGTCATTAACAAATCCTTTGCCTCCTGGAAGTGGCGGCACGGGAATTAATAATGGTGTAAATACTTTAACTCTAGCAGGTAATTTGGCTACGAGCGGTGCATTTGCTAGCACATTTACGATGACTGGGGCGACAAATGTTACGTTTCCAACAAGTGGAACTTTAGCAACAACCGCAGGAACGGTTTCATCAATAACTGGCACAGCAAATCAAATAGTTGCAAGTGCTGCAACTGGTGATGTAACGTTGAGTTTGCCGCAAAGCATTGGTACCGGAAGCGCGGTACAGTTTGCTAGTGTAACGTTTGGAGGAACAGCATTGGCAAACTATCTGCAAGGAACTTTTACGCCGACGTTTAGCTGCAATACACCCGGAGATTTATCCGTGGTATATACAGTGCAAGATGGATTTTACACAAGAATTGGAAATTTAATTTGGGTTAGTTATTCTATGAGCTTTACACCTACTTTTACTACTGCTTCAGGAAACATGAGATTCCTGGGAATGCCAGTTGCAGCATCTGCATCAGCGCAAAGTAATTTTGGGATTACTGCTTCACCTGCGGGCTTAACATGGGGCGCTGGATATACTCAGCTCTTCGCAAGGATGGAACCTGGTACTAGTTATGCAAGAGTTGGCATCAGTGGCTCAACACAAGATTCTACATCATTGCCTATTTCTGCTTTAGTTAGTGGTGCTGCAGTTTATATAATATTTGCTGGCGTTTATATGGTTTAGAGATTATTCGTATATTTTGTAAAATCTACGTAAGACGAAGACGATAATTTAACGAGGATAAATGTAATGATAAACATGATCTCAAGTTCTATTATAGCCATCCTAGAAAAAGAATTAGCAAAACATTCTCCTGATATACAAGCATTTATTGTCAGTCGGATTGGTAATCTTGTACAATTAATATTGAAGGATTTAGAATCTAAATATTTAGGTAATTCAGGGGGAGAATAATGGCTAAATTAACAACCGCTGCTCGCAAAAAGATTCCCAAGAAAGAATTCGGCTTGCCTGGTGAAAAAAAATACCCCATGCCTGATAAATCTCATGCGGCAAATGCCAAGGCGAGAGCCAGTCAAATGGTTAATAAAGGAAAACTATCTAAAGCTTCTGAATCTAAAATAGATGCAAAAGCCAATCGCGTACTTAAAGGCTCAAGGGGATAAATCATGGCAAAAGAAATGAAAATGAAAAAAGAAGTTAAGAAAATGAAAAAAGACGACAAAAAACAAGACATGAAAATGATGAAATCTAAAGTTAAAAAAGATTGCATGAAATAAGGAATTAAGATGCCATTAGTTAAAGGCGCAAAAGCCCGAACTCGTAAAGGGTTCTCAAAGAATGTAGAGGCAGAAATGAAAGCAGGAAAGCCACAAAAGCAAAGTGTGGCCATAGCATATTCTGAGGCTCGTCGTTCTAAACGCAAAGACAGGGGATAATCATGGCAAAAGGCGATCCAATCTCAGGCTCAGGTTCATTCCCTGATAGTTTTGGTAGAAAAGTGGTAAAAGAGAAGTTTAGTGTAGGTGAAAAGAAGGATGTTCCTCTCTACATGCGACGTTCTGCATATGACAATATGAAAGAAATCGTATCTGGGGAGTTCAAGGGTTCACCCGTTCGAAATAATGACCGGGTTATGAAAAATAAATCTGATTATACTCAACGAGGTGACAAATAATGGCTATTACTAGTGCTACACGCGACTGGGGTACTTCTGGTCCAAATATCGTAAGAATTACTGCTACCAATACTTTAGCTGAAGTATTCACGGCTGATTATATTTCTGGTCAGGCTGATGAATTAGCCGTCTTAAACAGCGGAACATGGGAATGGGTAGTCGGCGACATTGTTGCAGTTGCTGCTTCGGATGGTAGTGAATTTGGTCGTTTTGATGGCGATGACTTTACAACTTTAATCCAAATGCCAGGCGGCAATGGTGAAGTAACATTACCTGTTGTTGATGGTGACTTTACAGTATTTGATGGCACATTAGGTGCATTAAAAGACGCTGGATACTCTGCATCTGATCCTGCAAAAACTAAAGTTGTAATGGCTGGCTCTGCTGTTGTTGCTAATCATATTGCTTTATTTGCTGATACTGCAGGCACTATTGATGATACTGCTGCAACTGCGATTAATGATGGCTCAATCCAAGCGGGTCGCTCTACTGTTGCGGGTTCTGTAATTTCATATCCCGCTACTGGCGCTAAAGGTAGTTTACAATTGACCGCTGTTGCCAATACTGGAGATACCATTACCACTATTAGCAACGTTGCAATGGGCCAGGCAAGCACTCTATCGTTTGCCGATCCCGGTTCTGCTGCTGGACGCTTCTTAGTCGCCAATACAGCCACACCTTTTGTTTCAGGTAACTTCCCTGTTGCATCTGGCACAGGCGGCTTAATGGTTGATTCTGGAATTCCTGCCGCTAACGTATTATTGCAAGCTTCTGTTGCAATGACTGCCGCACAATGGAACGGAATGTATGCTGCTCCTTTTATTTTAATTGCGGCTCCAGGTGCTAACAAGTTAATCATAGTTGAAAGCATGCAAGCAATCATGACATTCGTTTCAGCAGATTATGCCGCTGGTGGTGTTGTAGCCGCGCAGTATGACTCAACTGTTCATGGCGCAGGTGTCTACGCTACAAACAGCGAAGCTGCCGCAGATTTCTTTGCTGGCGCAAGTACAACATTTAACTTTTTGGGAACTTCGGGAAATACTGTTGGCGCATTGCCATTCAGCACTACTGTTAACAAAGGGCTTTACTTATCTAATTTAACTCAAGCCTTTACAACAGGTGATAGCACTTGGGTAATCAAAGTTAACTATAGAATAGTAACTGTTGCTTAATAGTTGAAATTACTTTTAAATGCCCTATGTAATAGTAGGGCATTTTTATTTACAGGAGAAAAAAGTGGTAGAACATTTAAAAGAAAGATTGGCCTTAATTGAAAAAGCAGTTGGTGAATCTGCAACTAATCATAATGCATTATTGGTTCGTCTAGATGAAGTCAAATATCTTCTTCAAGAAGAGATTAAAAGGTCTGAGCAACCTGTTGAAACACCCCCAGAACAAGTTGTTGATGAATCTGTGGAACAATCTCCAGAATAAATTATCAAGATTTAATCCCCCTTAAAAACACAAGTTTTATACAAGGTTATTAAACGCTCTAAGCCATTGTGCATCCGACTCATAGTGGCTTATCTACAGCAAAACACTCCCTTAATAATAGTAAATTAAATAATATAATATATAATTATTATTATGAGGCGCATGTTTCCACCACTTTAAAGCGCCTCAGTTTACAGGGAATTACTATGGCGGCAATTTTAGATGAACTAACGGAAGCTATCATTAGACATGAAGGCTGCTCAAGATATGTTTATAAGGATTCAGAAGGTTTCGATACAATTGGCATTGGCAGGTGCGTTGACTCTAGTCGTGGTCGGGGCCTATCTCTTGAAGAACAAAATTATTTGCTCAAAAATGACATTGCTATGTGTCGTTTGCAGCTAGCCGGTTTGCCCGCTTATGAGCTTTCGGACCAGGTGCGCAAGGATGTTTTAGTGGAACTTTGTTTTAATATGGGCATTAAAAGACTAATGTTATTTCATAAAATGATTCAAGCTATGGTTGCAAAGGATTATGAATTAGCAGCAAAGGAATTACTTGATTCTAACTGGGCTATTCAAGTGCAACCATCTCGGGTTGCGGATATTTCTTATCGTTTAACGCAAGGGAAATATAAAAATGAAACCCGAGCAGATTGAACAAATCAAGGTAGTCGAATGGGTTAAGCAGAACACTAATCTTAAATTAATTTATATCCCAAACGATGGCAAACGAAGTCCTACGCTAGGGCGTATTTTAAAGCGCATGGGGCTTTATCCTGGAACAAGTGATATATTCATGCCGCAATCTAATGGAAAGCATCACGGTCTTTGGATTGAGCTTAAAGTGCATCCAAACAAGCCCACCAAACTTCAGCTGTCATTTCTAGATGATATGCATAGTCTTGGATATGGTTGTGCTATTGCTTATGGCGCTGAAGAGGCAATTGATTGCATTAAAGCTTTCTATGGACCCCCATAGAACACTTTCTTACGAATCTTCCACCTATCATCTTCTTTGTAGCAAACGAGCCTATGAGGCGTCTTAATGGAGCTTAACATGGCACGCATTCGATGTGGGTCTGATAAGTAGGGGTAATAACTCGATGCGTCGGTTACGCATTGACGGACGAATGAGCCATAAAAGATGTTCCTGGCTTTTTCTGTGGATGTGAAGTGGGCTTCGTAGATTACTTTACCTTCGACTGTAGTGTACGCGCATCGTAAGATTGCTGTTCCATCTTTCATGTTGCTTGATACTCCATAGCGTGCTTTCTTGACTATGAATTCGTTGACATCTTTTGTTGCGGCCTGAGATTTTAGTTTGGCGTTTGGGTCGATGAGTTCTGCTTGGCAGGAACGGCAGTGTCGAGCTGTTGTGTCATTTTGGGTTTCACAGGCATGACATGGCTTGAATTCAAAGTAATGTTCGCATCGTTTATTGTTTATACTTCCACAGCACCTGCGTGATAAAATTTTATTAAGTTGACCGCAGTCGTAGCATGGTATTATGTATTGGTCTTCTTGTTGAGGCTTGGGCTTTATGGCTTCGTTTATTATGGGGTTATCTATATCTTGGAAGCGCTCTATATTGCCTGAGAAATCGAGCACCGTTGCATGGTCTTTATCCGGGTGCAATCTTAGAACTCTACCAATGCCCTGAATAAATAAAATTAGAGATTCGGTCGGTCTCAACCATGCGCAATAATTATACAATGGTATGTCCACGCCCACCATTAATATAGATACTGAAACAAGAAATTTTATTTCTCCTCTTTGGGCTTTGGCTAAGATTTTTTGTCTTTCTTTATGCGGTGTATTGCCAATTATAACTGCACTTTTATTCTGCGGCAATGAGCGTAATGCTTCAAAACAATGAGAAATTGTAGAGCAAAAAATAAACATCCCCATGCATTCTATTTGCTGTAATTCATGCATTATTTTGCCAGTTAATCTAACACTTTTATCTGTGATTTCTTGCAATTGTTTTTGATTAAATTTACCAGTATTTCCTATTTTAACGTCTTTAAAATTAAAAGATTCAGACTGCGTTAATCCAAAATATGGTTTGACAAGATATCCTTCGGCTATAAGTTGTTGTGTTGTTATATTGCAAACTTCTTCCTTGAAAAATGCCTCTGGACCGCATATTGATTGATTTTTGTCTCTAAAAGGCGTACCGGAAAATCCAAGTATTCTGAAGTTATATTGTTCTTTTTGAGCCATAGCTCCATAATGAGAGAAGATTCTTTGATACATGGAGTTGGGGTTATGAGAGATTTGGTGGCATTCATCCACGATTATAAGTTGAAATGGTTTTGTGCAGACTTCTTGTTTATTTCTGATTTGTTGGCAAATGGAATTTGGGGATCCAAATATTATGAGGTCTTCACTAGCCTTGGACTTCATGGAGGCGCAATTGATTCCATAATCTCCATTCTCGCGCTTATGCGTATCGGCGTTTTGTTTTATCAGCGTACTATTGAGCGTAAGACATAAGCATCTATATCCATAACTTGCGGCCCATGAAAGTACTTTGGAAATCAAAATACTTTTCCCTCCGCCCACACTCACTGTTGCAAGTAATGGATGAGAGACTTCTTTAAGTCGTTTCTTTATTTTTGTTAACGCCTCGTCTTGATAGGGTCTAAGGATTAACATGTAATTCCAAATAATTAGCTGCTGCTCTTAATTGTGAAGGATTATCTTTCATAAGGCCAAGAGACTGATTGCAGGAAGAACACAATAATCCTCGTATTTTTCCTGATTTATGACAATGATCTACGCACAAACGTACTGTTTTTCCATGTAACCTTCTTCTTTCTTGTGTTTCGCAAATAGCACAAACATTATTTTGTTTTTCTAACAATGTATTATATTGTGCGCGCGTAACCTTACATTGAGTAGAAATACTCTTTAAATCACTCCATTTATCATTGCGTTTTTTGGTGCATTTTTTACACCGAGGATTTTTCGCTTTTAATTGAGCTCTCCAACATTCCTCTGATTTCATTTCTATGTTGCAATCAACGCATATTAATATAATATTATTATTTATTCTGTGTCGCATGCGCGCTTCTTGGAGCTCATATTGTTTTTTACTTCCGCATGCAGCACATTTATTACGATGACCATCCTTGCTTGAGAAACATTTAACAAAAGCATTTATTGGTTTTTCAATGAAACATTCTAGGCAATATTTTTTATCAATTGCAATTTTTACTTTTAATTTATAATTTTCTTTTCTACGTTGAACAACATATTTTTTATTATAATCTGAATGACACGATTTACATTTAGTATCATATCCACTTTTGCGTTGATTATTTTTCACAAACCTAGAAACTTCTTTTATTTCTTTACACACTCTACATATAACGGCCACTTCAGACTTCCTCCATCAAGGCATCATTAAGAATCCAAGCCATTCAGTGATGATCTGAAGTTCGACCGCCGTCTAGGCTTGGATAAACATTATATCAAATCAACTTCTTCTTGGGTCATAAATACCCCCCCCTATCTATTAAAAAATATTAAGCGCATACTCTTTCATGCAATGTCCAGAATGGCACATTGCAAGTCCAAAAATCCAACTTTCCGGAGAAAAATCATGGTTCAAGAACATAATATCGATCACGATAAAGATTGTGACGGCTGTAAAATTGTTATCAATTGCGGCGGCGGCCATCATAAACCCGACGAATGTTATAATGAATTCGCTGAAGTATACTCAAATCAAAATCAACTCCTTGCGGCCTCACCTGGCGCAAATCAGGCTGGCCAAGTAGCACTCCTAGAAAACACCATTTATGCAACCAGCAATATAGATGTGTCAATGGCAGCAAGTAGCGGCCAAATCACAGTTAATCTAGCTGGTTGGTATGATGTGGCAACTGGCATTTGCGGGGCTTTAAACCCAATTGCTAGCCCATTACCTGTATGGACATTATCCTTGTTCAAGAATAACGTCATAGTTCCAGGCTCAACTTTCTCTAATATGACTTTATCTCCCGAACAAAAAGCAAATGAAATCGTTGCTGATGTATTTGTTCATTTCGATAAAGGCGATGTCTTGACCTTAGCTAATACTTCTACTGCTCAAATACAGCTATCAGCTCCTACTTTAGGAACTAACGCACAACCTAATAGTGCTTATATGAAGCTTATTTTATTAAGAGCTGATTAATCTTGTGGGGCTGCTTCGGCAGCCTCTTTTATTTTAACATCAACTCCAACACATCTAACTTCAATTGCTTGACCTCACCCTCTAATTCTGCAACCTTTAGCACCGATTTATTTTCTGCTTTATAAGCAACCCATGACAAAAACTGCTTTTTATGGTCATTGATAAACATCCAATACATAAGCATTGAACAAAAATAACCACCGATGGCACCAAATAATAAAGCCAGTAAGAAATTATTTAAGTTCATCTCCCTCACCTCCGGCAAGGATATAATCACGAAGGTTCGCTAGAACCATCAATGAGCCTTTAGCTAGACCCAGCTCAAAATCAGTAAGATGCAACTCCTGTTCATGTTTAATTTCCTTAACGTAATCATCAATGTAACTTATAAGCTGGCGATATGTCATGGTTACTCCTGTGCAATATCAGAACGGAATGTCGTCTTGTAAACTAGTTGGCTCTTTGGGATTTCTTCCAAACGCACTATCAATCATTGGAGAATGCTCTACCATGATAGTTAATCCAGTCTCATTTTTAAACCCTGCTACAGGATGGCATTCTGATACCCAGTTGTAAGTGTGACCTTTATCGTTGGGTTCTGTCTCTTGAATCTTAATGCCTGCATGTTTATTGACGAAAACAGCTAATTCAAGATTAGTTGGAGGTTCTTTTGATGCAGGTTTAAGATCAAACATCTTATACAAAAGCATCAGCATATTCAGCGCTTTATGACGGCGTTTGTCGTCTGCATCGAATACATGAATCTTTTGATAAACGTGTTGTCCTTTGAAGTCACCGCCTGTGATTACCCAATCAACTTTTAAGTGTTTCTTGCCGTCAAACTCTTCGTTTGTGAAGGCTGCGATCTGAGCTGTGGCTGTAGTGTTATCAGGTATCTTTCTGAATTGCTTTGTGAATGCGTCTTCTGCACTGCCACTAAGTGGCCCTAAATTAGATTCCCAAAATGATGACATGCGTTACTCCTCGTTAAAATAATTAATCATTGATTCTTTTACAAACTGAAGGTCATTGGGGATATAAAGATCTTTAAAAAGCCCAAGGGGCGATTTACTAAGATGAGTCCCGTCTGTATTTGTTAAAAATACATATTCCCCGTCTACAACCATACTAAATAAACAGCAAGTAAACATACCTTCTAGTGTTATTTTATCCTCTAATAAACGTCCTATTGTCTTAATTTTCATATAACCTTGTTGGTCTGTCTCACTATGAGTAAGTACAAAACAATGTAGATCATCTCGAGTAAGCGTTAATTCTTTTATAACCGTCCAAGCATGCAGCGCAAGCTCAGAGTATTTATCATAACCTCTTTCACTAACTCTATTCATGAACTCATGAGCTAATAAATATTGAAAGTCATCTATAACGAAATTTTTTATATCTGGACGCCTTTCATTGATAGCTTTGATATAATTTAATACTACCCTGTAGTCATCTGAAGAATAATAATTTTTCTTATCCAAATTATATTTTTTCTTATAACCTTTAAATGGCAAAGGCTTGTCTAGAATCCCAAAAATAAATGTTTCATCTGGATTTAAATTTCGCAAGCTGGTTGATTTTCCACTTCCGCTTGGACCAAGGATCAAAGTTGTGTTGCTAATTTTTTATCTCCTTTTTTTGGAAATGAGCGCGTCTTTTTTCAATCATGTCTTTCATGTTATCTTGATGAGTCCCTAGAAATAAATGCTCTGGATTGCAGCATAATTTGTTGTCGCAGCGATGACAAACTGACATCCCGTCTGGAATAAGACCAACAAATGTTGTATAAGATAATCTATGTACTCTTTGAGTTTTATAATTGTAATTTATACACCCATAACCGTGACAAGCCTTAGCTCCCATCCAATTCCAGCAATTTGTATTTTCAATAATATCTATATTCGCCTTAATTCTTTCTTCGAGAGTTAATTCAAAAGTAGTTTTCTCTGTCAAATTAAGGCCCGCTTTAAATCTATAGTAATGTTTATGACATAGGCCTTTACAAGTAACTTCTCTTTCGCAATTTGCAATAGAGCATGAATTATATTTTACACTACTAGCCAATGGATGACCGAGTCTCATGAAGCTTTTGTAATGGATATTACAAAACCCCGAAGCCTTGTATTTATTTTTACATGCGTTAATTGAGCATACATTAATAGGTCTTATGAAAACAAAATTAGCATCTCCAAATCGCTTCCATTTATCATAATGATGCTTACAGTAACCTCTGGCATCATGACTTTTGTTACATCCATCAATAGAACACAAAACAGCATGATATTGTCGGTAATGAGAACGGCAAAATCCTTTTGCCAATAATTGTTTTTCACATCCTTCCACAGAACATGATCTAAACATTTGCAGCCAACTTAACTGATGCTTTGCTCAGCTTCTTAATCGTAATCTTGTTAAACACCTCAAGCTCTTCCTCAGAAGCATAATTCATAAAATCTCTCAAAATCTTCTTATTAATCTCATGCTTCACGACTTCTTTAAATGGATTCATCTTTGCTGGTAATTTTCCTTTAAATACTTCATATTCATCTTTCTTTAATGCATAGATGTGATCAGTAGTAATCGTAATCTTATGACGACCATGAGCATAAGTTATACCCCCTTCATGTGGATACTCAACACCCGTATCACACTCAACAGGTGCCCTATCAAACTCAATCAAAAGCAATTCCTCAATTCTTTCCTTAACACTTTTTAACTCAGCCAATTGATAATTAACATGACTCAAATGCACTAACATACTATCTAAATGCGCCTTAGGATCTACTGGATTTTCAAAACCATCTATCATTTCATTCACCTTTTTGTTAGTTATTTAACATCGCCGGTATGACGTAAAATCATAGTACCAGTCAGTCCTTGCAATGTCAAGCATTGCTAGGTATAATATTTTCAATAGGAGGTTGCAAAGATGAAATTAGAAGAGGTTTACAAGTATTTTGGGGGTTGGTACGGGATTTATAAACGAGTTGGATTTGCGGTTAATACTGTCAAGAATTGGCGCAGGTTGGGTTATATACCTGTAGCGTCACAATTCAAGATTCAGCAACATACAAAAGGAGAATTAGTTTGCAAAGAGGAAGATGCGCATAATGTCGAGCCCAAGTGAAGAAGATGCGAAGCGATTAAGGGTGCTGGAGGAGTGCGCATACCGTTTTATGAAAGACCCACTAGAGAAGGCCTTCTATCATTTAGAGTGCATTGTAGAGGGTCGCATGGACCTTAGGGCTAGCGTTAAAGCGCTAGCAATTGCTTTAATTGAACTAAAGAGGAGTATGAAATAATGTTTACACCGCACGAACAAACACAAACTTTACAGGCTTTATTTAGAAAGATACGTGAACTTGAAGAGCGTATTATTGCATTGGAATTGCAGTTGCAAGACAAGCGTCTGGATGTAACGCCTGCACCTTATAATACGCCGGAAGACTCAGGGTTTCCAGAAGCGAGCATGAAATGATTGATTATGACAAACTTAAGCTGGCGCACGAATTGGCCGAAAAGCTATCTTTCGATGATTGGATGCTTAAACACTGCCATGGCAATCTAGATAAATATTTTGTATTGGAATTTATTGATAATGAACGGTTGTGGAATGAAGAAGAGTTCAAAAAAATAGATGATTTGATTATTCGCCTTCAAGAACTCACCCAGCCTAAGCCAAAATACAAAGAAGGCGTTGAAGTTTGGTTTATAGATTTACCTGTTAACGTAATTCATTGCGCCAAAGTCTTAAAGGTCAGAGATTACGATGAATATGTCATAGATAACTCTCAGACAGGTACTAAAGAGGATTTTGAAGAGAACGAACTATATCCATCCAAAGCCCATTTAATCGCAGCGCAGATAAAGTATTGGTCTTCATTGGGTAAAAATTGCGAAGAAGAATGTAAACACGCATTGAGCACCAAATTTCCAATTGGATATGATGACTGGGTGCAATGTGAAAAATGCAAAGAATACACGCGTGAATGCCAACATGAAAGCGATAACTTCATTTATGACAATGAAGGCCAAGTATGCTGGGAAAAACAATCTCCTCATAACAAATGCATTAAATGCGGGGAATTTTATAAATGAAATGGGATGTCTGGCAATTATCAATGCTTGCAATAATTAATTTAGGCGCAGGTGTATGCTTTGGAGTGTTACTAGCAAAACAGCTGTCTCAAAAAAAGATTGAGGACGAGGCGGTAAACGAAAATGAATGCCGACATAAATCAGATGGAAAGCTATACACAAGAGGCAATATGGATGGAACATTTATGATAGAGATATCGAAGTGCCCTCATTATTTTAAAAATAATCAATCGAAGTGCATCAAATGTGGAGAATTCTATAGATGAGCCAGCGCGATGAACTTATAGATATTCTGCTGAGATTAGAGCAGCGTATTACTAACATAGAAAACTTCATTAACAAGTATGATTTTACCGAGCTTAAACCTCATGAGCATCATACAGACGGCTCATGCTATTTGACTAGTCCACCACAATACAAATGCAAATTATGCGGAGAATTCTACACGTGATTCACAGAAAAGCATCAATGACACCAATAGCAGATGACGAGCACATACTATGCAGATTTGAAAGAATGATTGACGGTAAATTTGAAACTTACTTGAGCATAGGGCCGCACACATATTCAGAAATGAAGATATCTTTAAAGGGATTAATTGCTATGGCAGATAAGCATGATAAGGAGAATTCCACAGATGATACCTAGACAAGAGTGGCTAAAAAACAGAGTTAATGAGGTAATAAAACAACTCGAATGCCTGAAGCAAATAGAAGACTGGGATCATTACCGAAAGATGGCGCTAGAATTATCACGCGAGCTGTCTTATGCGGTAACGGAGTGGGAGGATTGCTATGATGAATGACCTTACGAAAGAAGAACTAATATATCTACATGGCGCAATATATGAACGTCCAAATTGCGTTACGGAACAAATGGATAAAGTGCGCGATAAAATCCAATCCTTGATTGATAACTATTGCGAGCATGTAAATGCCATAATAGACGAGAAACTTAAATGCATCTATTGTGGCCATCCTAGTACCATCGAGGTAACAAAATACAAAGGTCTTAAGAGGGTTTGTGATGAATGACTTCACGAAAGAAGAATTAGAGCAATTGCTGTTTGATATGGACGCCAAGATATTTGAAATAGGAGAGGATTTTATTCATGAATTTAGTCTTAAATTAAGAGACAAAATCCAATCCCTAATCAACAGCTATTGCGAGCATGAAATGCTAGATTCAGCATCAAATCCTATGTGCATTAAGTGCGGGGTATATCCATGAGTGCGGCAAGGAATTAAAATGAAATTAAAATGGATAGAATTTTCAGATGAAATCATTTCCCCTTGTGAGTTACATACTTTTTGGGTAAAAGAAGGTAATAATAGTTTTTATGTTGTTCTTTCAGAAATTAAAAACAGAAACATGCATGGATCGCCATCAAATTCAATAATGAGCGAGTGTTATGAAACAGAATCAGCAGCGATAAAGCGGCTTAATCAGATATTAAATCTATTGAATACCAACCCATAAGAAGGACACAATATGCTCTCAGACTGGAAGTGCCTAGACCAAATCGAAACCATCATAGACCAATATCATTCCGGTGAATTAGGCCCCAATGCTTATGAGGCCTTACTTAAAATAGAAACCATTTTAGTCGACTTTGGTTACTTAGGAAAAACACAGGAGTGTAAATATGTCGAAGAGCTTGGGTGGCTTTGATAGGCTAACTGAAAGAGAATCTCAAGTCTTAGAGGGCGTCTTAGCTGGCAAGCTAAATAAACGTATCGGTGAAGAACTTTCAATTGCAACGTCTACTGTTGAGATTCATAGAGCTAATATGAAGCGTAAAGTAGGTGTTACAACTATTGCTGAATTGGTAATATTGCATTTGAAAAAGAAGATGTTAAATATAATTAATAATCCTGATTTACCGCCCGCAGAAGTTATTTCGAAAATAGAAGAGTTTTTTAATGAAAACTAATACCACCCTAACTTTAATAATATTTATATTGCTGGTTATGATAAGATTTTCCCCATGGCTTATAGTTTTATTTATAGCCTATCATTTTATATCTAAATTTTGGTGAGAATATGGAAGAACAAGAAGTAAGTTTTGAAGAGCTGGTCGAAATAGTTAAGGCACTTCAATCACATGTTAATGATTTACGTTGGCGCGTTAATAAGCTTTGCAATCATCTACACACGCAAGAAGCTGCAGCCGCATGTTGTGCGTTACATGCCGGCGGTTATGAGGAATGCAAATGACTACACCCTGGATTTTATTATCAACCCTACTTATGAGTGATGGCAGCCGATACGTTATAACAGATTACACTTATGTTAGAAAGCAATATTGCCTCATGGGCGCCAAAACTACATGGGCGAACTATTGGCAGTCAGAGTATCCATCCAAGGCTCTCCTAAGTGTAATTTGCGCAGATAAAAACAATCATTATAATTTTGTGAATGTAGTTTGTGATTCCAAAGGAAGATGTAACGTATGACCTCTATTGTCATCGTAAAGATTAGCAAAGACTATTGGATGGCCTAAAAAATGAATCGCGCAAACTATTTTAAACCCAAGCGCATTTGTAGCGCTATTGGTTGCGATGAAATCCATCATGCAAACGGCTTTTGTGCCATTCATAACTACCATAATAAAAAACACGGCAATCCGCTTCTAGGACAATTTAAAGGCACAATTAAAACCTGCTCAGAATGCCCCGACAAGCATTGGGCCAAGGGGTTTTGCTTTAAACATTATGGAAAGTATAGCTATCAACGCAGATGTGCATCTAAGAAAAACAAAGTGATTGATTAATATAAAGAATTAAGTTAAAGTGACGACTGGGATGATTCAGCCATCCCAGTAATCTGTAGCCGCTATGAAGTTTAATAGCGTTCGAACTTAACCTATTAGCCTAGGGTAAATCCTGCTTTTATATGGTTTCCAAAGGACCAAATAAACATGAAAAGAATCATAGCAAACCCCTCAGAAAAGTCAACCCTTCTAGTACAATTATTTTCGTCAGTGTTCTTTCATCCTCCATAGTGCTGTTTAAATTTCTTTTGCTTTACGGAATTTTAACAATAATAAGACGGAGTTTTGAACATGAATCATAGTTTTGATGTAGAGGTAGCAAGAATATACGACGTAGAGGTGGCAATATTTTTAAATCACATGGCGTTTTGGATGCAAAAGAACATTTTGAATGGCAATAATTTTCATAAAGATTTCTTTTGGACTTATGATAGCTATCACGCATTAACTGAAACATTTGTTTATTGGAGTGAAAAAACAATAAGGACCGTGATCAACAGATGTATTAATCATGGTTTAGTTATGAAAGATAACTTTAATCATAAAAAATATGATGTAACAAATTGGTACGCATTGACCCCAAAAGGCATGGAATTATTCCCTTTGATATTGAAACAATATTATACAGCTCTGCCCAAACGGGCAAATGATGCCCAGCTTGACTTATCGGCCGATCAATCGTCTACGGCCCAAGCCCATGGCCATTTGCCCAAACGGGCAGATGGATCTGCCCAAACGGGCAGACCTATACCAGATACATTTACAGATAATAATATAAATAATATTAATTATGCCTTGGGTCCTTTTGATGCTCACCAGAAGGCTCAAGAAAAGTCAGATGAAATTAAAAAACCAAAAGAAAAGATCAAACTTACGATTAACGATCTTCTCGAATGCAATCCATTATGCATTCCTGAGCAGTTATTAAGGGAATGGATGGTAATTCGCGGCAAGCCCATCACAATTACTGTTTGGAACAGCATGAATAAACAATTGAAGATGTATGGTCATGACTCATTTTCTAAAATTACGGAGGGATTCTCAGAGATGCTTAGGCGCGGATGGTCGACTTTTAAATGCGATTGGATGTTAAATGCAACAAAGTCTGCATTTAAACCAACTCAACAAAAAGGAGTGCTTGACGCGGGAGTTAATATGGATATGAAAAAAGCAAGCATGGATTTAAATCAACTTATTTCAGAAAATTCAGAAGGAAAAGTAACATGGAATTAATATCAGACGCTTTATCAAGACTAGGCTCTTCACATACTCACAATTCACCATTTATGACGCCAGATGAAGCTGACAACTTGGTTATGAAATATGTTTTTGAAACCTTGATGTCAGTTTGTGGCGCTCATAAACAAAACTTTGATACTCAAGAAAAGCTCAATGCATGCAAACTTGAATGGTACAAAGCATTTAAATTAGCAAAGCTAGATTCAGTTAGGGCAATTGAAAGGGGCCTGGATAAAATGAGACTAAATTCTAATCCATTTATGCCAACTCCAGGTCAGTTTATAAGTATGTGTAGAGAAAAACAACAACCCCCCTTGGTCGAGCCTCTAACAATGCTTGAATCTCCCTGCAATGCTGAATACGCAAGAAAAACACTTGCTAGTTTAATTGCGGAATTAAAAGCATGAATCTCACATGGCTCCAATTCAGCTTTGTGCCCTACGCCAAACGCATGGGCCTAGCCATCCTAAAAGATGATATCAAATTCATAGAACGTACTTTACCTAACTTTCCAGAAGCAAGACAAAAAGTGATTATGAAACAATACATCGAGGTTTGGATGTCTAAAGCAACGCAAGGCGAAGGAAGAAGGGCCGCAAATACGTTTTTACGCGAGCTTAGTGATATGCAAGCGCA